AACTTTCAAACTCACTATCAGAATATTCATAATATTTAGGCTGTAAGTTGCGAGTCCCTTTTTCTAAATAATTTCCTGGTTCAAAGATTGGTCTTTTATACGATACTCTAAAATTAAAGCAATCAGTTATAAAGGAATCTTTTTTACTAGCTTCCATTCCAAAAAATTTTTTTGCATAAAATCTAAAATCACTTTTAAAGCTATGAATGACCTCTTTATCACAATTAATCCCAATTATGTGGTCATCTCCATAAACAAATAAACGATAATCTTTTATTTCCATCATAATCATTATTTCTGATATTACAATATAGTTTATTACAGAATCTAATAAACTAGTCCATAACGATCCAGAAGGCACACCCCCATTAACTTTGACATAATATTGTCCCTGTACCGTATATATTTTCTCAACAATGTTCTTAATAAACCAGTCCCTAAAATTTAAAATATAATATGTGCTTATATCATCAACTTTATCAAATATTAATAAGATTACATCAATAGCTCTAATCATCACAGTCCTAGGAATTGATTGATCAAACTTACTCCAATCACCAGAATATATATAATTATATTCTTCAAGTATAGTCCCTAATCTTTGCCAATCTCCATTATACTTATTAATACCTATACAGATTGGACTTTGTGTTAATGCGTTTCTTATCTTTAATATCTCCATAACTATATAATATAGAGGAGCACCAATAAATTGCTCTAAAGTAGAACATACTGAAATTGCTCTCCCCACTGGCTTAAAGTTTGATGCTTTTTCAACTAATTTATCAATTTCTATTAACTTAGGTCGCGATGCTACTTCCCATATTTCGATTGGTTTAAGTGGAGAAGGATATTCAGTACACCAACTTAAATAGATTCTCTTAAACATTGCAGACGCTAATAATAGCGAATCTTCTTTTTTGTTACATCCAAATGCTTTAAATAATCTTCCACAAGATGCTTCCATATTAATTTTCATATAATCCATAGTCTCATCAAACGATGCTAAACTCGTTTTTACCTTACCAAATAGACGTTCTTTTATATCTTGAATAGGTATATCAAAATAAAAGTCCTTAGTTTTATCTTTTCTTATGTAACTTTCAACATAATTAATCTTATCTTGCGTAGAACCCCCATATCTCTTATATTTTAAGCACTCTCTTAA